CTTCTACCTCGACAGCTATCTTGTAACGGGGTAGGGCATAGTCGAAACGCCACTTGCGAGGCTGGTAGAAACGGTGTTCCTTGACACACTCAGCGTGCAATTCCGAGTGGCAAAGGCGGGTGAACATGTCCGAGGTCGGCTGCGGCTTCGGTGGAGTTATTTTTCTTGATTTTTGTGCAGAGCGCACTTTCTTTGGTTTGGTAGTAAGTTCCTTAGTCATACCTGAAAAATTGTGTCCTCGTTGTTTTCTCGGCCTTCTCTACATGGCTTGTCGGGGTTGATCGTTGAGCCACACCCCGACTGAGCCTGTAGGAAAGCCGTAGTGGATGGTTAGAACGGCAGATCATCTTCGTTAGGAGCGAAAGCGTCCTGCTCCAGCGTGCCGTTGACCTGCATTGTCGGCTGCGGCTTCGGCTGTAGTGGCTTCATGCCTCCAAGGATAGGGATAGCCCGCTTCTGCTCCTCAGTAAGCTGATCCCGCTTCTCCTTCGGCAAGTCACCCTTGATGCAGTGGGTGTCGTTAAACTGAGGGTTCTCCATTTCGATTGCCGTCATGTTGAGGTAGCAGCCCTTCTCTCCGAGGAAGGTGCTGTCGCAATCGTCAACGGGGATAATCAAACACCGCTTCGTGGCGGTCTTACCTTTGAGGTTTCTTACAAATGCCCCCTGCAGCTTCAGGAGGTCTACTCTGATACCGAAATTTGACATAATTTTTTGAATTAGATGGTTATTGAATAGGGTTATTTATCGTCGGCCTCGCTCTCCTGACGGTAGAGCTGGCAATATTCGAGTGGCACTATGCCGTCCGTCTCGTAGGGCTGACCCTTTAGCACGATGAATGAGTTGCGAGGGTTGCGGTCAAGCTCCTGCTCCCACCTCTTGCGGCAGTATTCCGTGATACGCTCCTTGGCTTCGCCAACGTCCTGTGCCTTGATGATATAGACATGGTTTTCCTTCTCTACGTCATCGTCAAGGTCGTGATAGAAACGACTTTGTACCGTGACCTTGTAGTAGTCATAGTCGCTGTCATAATCAACAGGAGCCAGCTTGGGGATGCACTCGTCGTCGTCCTCAATGATGTTATAGTCGCAGTATTTGACCTGCTTCACGGTGAACCAGCCTGACAAGCCGAGATACATACCAGCGTATTCGGTAGCGATAGTGATCGCCTGCTCGACGCTCTGTGCACGGGTCAGGTAGAGGAACTTGTTGCTGACACCTGCGGACACACTCACCTCCCACGGGAAGAAGCCGTTGCCGATGAAGCGGTCTGCGTCATATTTGGTGTCCGTAACCTTGACCTCGGTTATTTCCTCAGCCTGAATACTGAACATTACCTTGCTGACGGTCTCTTTGTCAAGGTAGGTGCCGCGCTCGAAGAGCTTCTCCTTGCGCTCGATAGATACCGTCTCCTTGGTGTCCTCGTCAATAAAGTCCTCAGTCCACGTCTTGCAGACGTCCTCAGCGAGGTACTTGTAGACCATAGTCTTCGGGTTTGCCGTCCGCGTCACCTTGATGTCGCACGGGCGTTTCCACGTTTTTTCCTCATTGTCTTTTTTCTTTGCCATACAGTTTGTTCTTTAATGGTTTTTATTACTTCTTGTGTGGCCTATGTGCCACTTGTTACAATCCTTGCAGACGTATGGTGTAAATACGTCCTTGTCGATGTGCCTGCGCTCCATGAAGGCCAGTGCCTCGTCGAGTGATTCGAACTGCACCTTCGGCACCATACGGCCTCGTTTGACCGTCCAATGGTTGCGCAGGGCTGGGAATATACCTTTGCTCATGTCCTCAGTTGTTATTTTGACACGTAGGCTTCTCTGTCCTCTCCGCAGTCCTCCATCCACCAGTAGCCGCTACCGTCCTTCGGCACCTTGCAGCCTTCCGTATAGCGGAAGCAGAACTCCTTGATAGCACAGCGTATTCCACTGCAGTAGGTGTAGTCACGCTTCATTACCGCCTCCTTTCTCCAGCTTCTCGTAGAGGTCGCAGGCTGGGTTCTTGGCCTTGATTTTCAGTAGCCCGTTTTGCGTACGGTTACTTCTCCTTACCGAACAGTACTGCCAAACGCTGTTGCTCCAATCTGCTGTCATGCGCTGACGGTGCTTACAGGTACGGCAGAACTTCGTAGGCTTTTTCGGCTCAACGTAGCCCTCGCCATTGAACAGATCGAGCTGCTTCGCTGGTTCTGCAGGCTTCTTCTCGAAAGGGCCTGTGTAATTCGGACAGCAGTAGATTATCCCGCCTACCTCGCCAGTGACGCTGTTCATCACATATCCGTTTGGGTTAGACTTCTTCCGTCTCGGGCACACTCCAGCCTTGCGGGTGCAGTTGCCGCAGTTCTTCTTGTCGGAAGGAAAATCCTCCAGCGTCAGTTCAACTTTCATCTCAGGCCTCCTTTCTGCCGCTGCTTAGCTTCCGAAATCTCCGCTGTGAGGCTCTGAATGATGTTGCCTACGGTGCGGTTATGTCGGTACTCCTTTGCTACCTCCTGAAGGACTTCCAGCTGCGCCTCCTTCTTCAAAATATCTGCTACTGTCATAACTCACTCGGTTTTTGTTTTTTCTTCGTAGCTCATTCTGACGTTTCTTAGCTGACCTGTTTCCTCGTTGCGATCGAAGTGAACGCTGAGTAGCAGGAAGCCGTCTTTCTCGAGAGTGGAGTTGAGGGCTTCAAGAAACGCCCTCACTCCTTCTGCTGTTGGCCGTACCTTCATAGTTTGCCCTCCTCGATCATTAAATGCTGCTCGTACCTCTCCAGCCGTCGGCAAAGTTCCTCGGTAGTACGGACAGCCTCGTCTATGTGCTGCCGTCCTGAAGCCGAATTGTTAGCTGTAATCAGGCTGGAAAGTACCAGCGGTGTGTACTTGCGCATGAAGCCCACGCGCCTTGTTTTCTCGTCTCTCAATTGCTGTTGTGCCATAGTTGTGAATTATTTAGGGGTTAGTGAATATTCGTTGTCAGAACGGGCATTCCTCGCCCGTCGGCATGAAAGCGTCGAAGTCCAGCTGCGCTGCCTCCTCAGCCTCCTTCTGCCTGCGTCGCAGCTCGGCTGCAAGGTGGTTGTCGTTGTCCCAAACAGGCTCGCCACTTCCCTGATACCAAGGCGTGTAGCGACCATTATTCAGGTTGTACTTGAAGTAGGCCGTACCTACCTCTCCAAGGTGTCGGAACTTGACCTTCTGCACCCTGACCTCAACGACGTTATTGATGCGGTCACGGTGAACGACCAAGCCGAAGTCGGCCTTGTTGTAGAAGTTGGCAGAGCCGCTGATGTCGTAAAGCGTAGGAGCCTCAATCTGACCGTCCTTGTTCTTGCTCATCTTCGTTGGGTGAGCCATAAGCACTACCATGATGTCGTTCTGCTGGGCAAAGTTTGTGAGCTTGTCAAGCAGCCCGCTGATATACTGCGTCTCGGAGCGGTTGCCAGCTTCGTTCTCCAGTCGGTTGTAGGGGTCTATGACCAGCCCCTTGATGCCCTTGCGCCTGACAAGGAACTTTGCTCGCTCCAATATGGAGTCTACCTTGTAGTCCGCAGCTGGGCTGATGAAGAAGAAGTTTGTCTCGAGGTGGTTCTTCACCTGACGATACTCAGGCAGCGTGAGCCATTTCTGACTAAAGTGCTTTCCCGTGAATTTCTCTATGAGCTTCGAGGCGTGATAGGCCAGTGGAGCGTTCTCAGGAGAGAAATATGCCCACCGCCAGCCGTAGCGGATATTCAGCCGTTCCGTTATCTCGTCTATGAACTCGGACTTACCACTGCCTGGAATACCCGTGACGATGCACAGGCGTTTCGTCTCGAAGGAGATCAGTCGGTCGAAGTTCTCATGCCCTATGGTCACGCCCTTCTGCAAGCCGTTCTCGAAGATAGCGTCCAGTGAGGTCTCGAAGTCCTGAACCGTGAACACTCCTTCAAGCTTTATTTCTGGGGCGTTGGCGAGGCATTGTAACAGGCTTTCCTTGCCGAATTTCTGCAGGTGCTCGTTAGCGTCCTTGCAGCCCTCCCCGTATTCCAGTATGCGGCAGCGTTCAGCCCCGAAGCGTCTTAGAAGCTCGTCGCGCAGGAGCACCCCTTTGGTGTCGGTGTCGGAAGCTATGAAGATTGTCTCCTTGTCCTCGAAATAGTCCTCTATGTAGTCATCAAGGTAGGACAGGTTTGCGTTGGCTCCGTTGGGTACTGATACCACGTCGTGCCTTCCGCACTCGTAGAAGCTGAGAGCGTCCATTTCACCCTCGGTGATGATGCACTCCTTCGTTCCTTTGATACCGTCAATGTTGTAGGGCAGCAGCTCGGCTCCCGACACCATTTTGAATTTCTTGTCACCCGTGCGGAACTTGGTATTGATTAGCTCCCCGTCCTTGTAGTAGTTGAACTGCACGGTATTCGACTGAGCGTTATTCTGAGGCATAAACTCCATACCCTCAGTGACCTTCATAGCCTGCAAGGTAGCCGCACTGATACCTCTGCCAGCGAACCACGCCAAAGCCTTGGCAGACATCGGAGCGGTCTGCCTTGGCTTCGGCTTCTTATAGACGGGTTTCTCCCTACGTGTCTGAGCTGGGGTGTACCATGACTGCTTCTGCACCCACTCCTTTTTCTCCTCATCGGTGTATTCAAGGTGGCCAGCCCATCCGCAATAGTGGCAGTTCCATACACCCTTGTCAAGATCAACGGAAAGGCTCTTGTCACGTTTGTCCGTACGCTTATCATGGCAGTTCGGGCAGAACACCTTCACCTTGCCCCTGTGAAGCCCTGTCGGGATTTTTATCCCGTAATCGCTATAGTCTTTCATACGCCACTCACCCAGCTATTTGATTCTGTACTCCAGTAACTGCTCTCGCTCGGACGGGCAGGAGCGTTCATCGGCACCTCATGGCCTGAGCCATATCTGCGCTTGCCGTCGTTGTCTATCCATTCGCCAGCTCCGAGGGTCACTCCCTTCTTCGTAGGCTTGCGTCCGTCCTTGGCCTCCCACGTCCTGACAGCGGCCTTCCAGTCCTTCATAGGTGACTTACCTATCATCCACCCCTTGCTCTCGTAGAAGTTCACAAACTGCTGAGGGTCGACGTAATTGCCCCTCTCTGAGCAGTACGCCCTGACCTCCTCGACGGTTGGCTTTGAGAAACGCCTGACCTGAGTAGAGGCGACTTTCTTTTTAACCTCGTTAGAGGTTTTTTCTTTATTTTCGCCTTTCACTACTTTAGTAGTAGGCTCATTATCATTCTCGTTCTCATTATCATTCTCATTATCAGTAGGACTTGTAGAGCTTGTATCGTTTGTATTCTTTTGCATACTTTTGTATGCTTTCCAACGCTTGCTGACGGCCTCGGCTCGCTTTCTGCTGACCTCACCGAATTTCGCCTTGTCGCGGTCTATTGCCTTGCGCATCAAAGCGGTTACGGCCTTGATGAACTTGTCGCTTGGCACAGTACCCTCGAAGGCATAAAGCATGATAGCGTCGTAGGCTCTCAGGCGTTCATCATCCTGAAGCTCCTTGACGGCCTCATACCAGTCGTTATAGAAAATAACCGTGTTGTTCATACTACATCGTTGCTATTAGTGATTTGCGTAGTTTTTCGTTCCTCTCAGTCCACTCAAAGGTGCGTATCATCCACTGCTTGTAGTCACGGGGAATGTTCTTTATCTGCTCACCCTTGTACTTCCCGAAAGGCATAATCTCCAGCGGAGCAGCGGCCTTCGCGTCCACGGCCTGAGTGTCTGCACGAGTGTACTTGCCTATGTCGTGTATAGGTATGCCCGAAAGGAGGCGACCGCCAGTACCGAACATTCGCCACATCTTGCCCTGCTCGAAGCTGATGTCCTCGACCTTCCCGAAACGGCTCACGTTACCTCCGAGGTCTACTACGAGGCAGTCACGTTTGTTGGGGTCTATACGGGTGCCTCGGCCAATGATCTGATAATAGAGGGCTATTGAGGCTGTGGAGATACCCAGCACAATGCAGTCTATACCTGTGAAGTCGAAGCCCGTAGAAAGGACTCGCACGTTGAAAATCACCCGCAGCTCACCAGCCCTGAAACGGCTGATGACAGCCTCGCGCTCTTTCTTGTCCTGCTCCCCATACACAACTCCTGAATTGGGGTATGCAGCTGCAAGGTCTATAGCGTCTTGTACGGAAGGAACGTAGGCAAGGATATGCCGACGCTCTGGGTGGTTCTCGATAGCGTCCACGATGCGCTGGAGTCCTCCGTTAGCGTCGTAGGCCAGCTTCACGCTTTCCTCGGTGTACTCACTCTTAGAGCTGTTGAACACCAACAGGGAACCGTCGAACTCATTCTCCACATAGCTTAGTGGCGACCAAAAGCCGAGCCGCACCATTTCCTCTACCTGTCCTACGTGAAGGATATACTTGTAGAAATTACCCTTCTTGCTCTTGGAGGTGAGCATAACCAGCTTCGAGAACGTGTTGCCGTCCTTGTCAAAGTTAGTTTGTAGCTTGACGGGGGTTGCCGTGATACCCAGCACATGAGTTATGCCGCTGTCCTTCAGGAAACGGCCTAACATGCTGGTAGCCTCTCGCGGGTACAGGTGAGCCTCGTCTATAAGCATCTTTGTGAAGCCTAATTGCTTGAATTTTTGTCCGAGAGCCTTGATTGAGCCTATGGTAGCGTAGGTAATAGGCATAATCTCCTTGCGCCCGCAGGAGGCCGAGAAAATGCCTGCATTCATGCCGAAGCCACCGCACAGGGTGCAGTACTTCTTGTAGTTCTGCTCCAGCAGCTCCTTCGATGGCTGGAGGACTATCAGGTGTTCACCGCAGTACTTGGCCACATAAGCCGTGAGAATGGACTTGCCCCAAGCCGTCGGCAATACGATTAGGCTTGGGCTGGGCTTCTCCTCGCGGAAGAACTTTATGGCCTTGTCTATAGGCTCAACCTGATTTTGACGCAATGTAATCATTTTTTATTCAGGCGTTGCTAAGAACTCCCGTGGGTAGGGCTAACCACGCTTTCAGCACAGCGTCGGAGAGCCTTTCGGCTGCTCCACCCATGCACGGGAGTAGGTTATATAATCGTATGAACATTCTGCTGCTTCGGTTATGAAGGAGTTATTCAGCGGGTACGCTTACACCAGTTGTCGGTAGAGGTGAGGTAGCCCGCATTCCAAGCCTCCTCGGTAGTGGCGTTGGGGTGTTCCCGCAGCCACTTCTCGCGTTGTTCGTGATAACTCATAGCTGGTTTATTTCAGGAGGAAACGACGGGAGCCTTGCGTCTCGCGCATATACGGAGCGCACAGGTCGGAGTGGTCGGCCTGATAAGCCTTTGCGTCGAACTTCTTAGACGGCTTCGGAGCTTTCCAAGTAGCGATGGTGTCACCACCGTAGCTGATAGCCTCCGCGTCACCGAAAGCGAGCTTGATGCGGCCTTCCAGCGTTTCCTTGCGCTCCTCCAGCGCGTCGAGCTGCTTGCGAACATCTTTTAGGTCTTGATAATCGCGGAAAATATCATCACCTACCTCCAGCACCTTGCCGTCGGTGTGTCGGTTGTACTTCAGGAGAACGTCCTGAACGCTGACGGCAGAAGGCTCCTGTTTTCCTACGATATTGTCCTTCCAAAACTTCTCAACCTCATCAACCAGCCAGCCGTAGAAGTCAGGAACGAAAGCAAGGTCTTTGTAGCCGAACTCACGTCCGCTGCACAGCCAAGCCAGCGACCCCTTCTGCAACTCAGCGACTCCGAGCTGGTACTGCACCTGACAGAACCAGTGCTTTGGCAGGTCATCAGCGTCTATTGCCTTCTGCGTAGTCTTACACTCCAATATGCCCTTGTTGGCATTATTGCGGGTCATACCAGCGAGCCAGTAGGTGCGGTCGGGGCTTACCTGCAGGTAGGGGCGTTCATCGCTGCGGATGATCCAGTCGCCAGCACTGGACTTGATTATCTCCTGACCCGTCTCGTCGTGCCAAAACTGAGCAACGGCGTCCTCCAGGTAGTGACCAGCCCTCATGGCAAAGTTCTCCTCCTTCGGTGGGTCGATACCGAGCTTTCTCCTCCAAAGCTGGTAGGGAGTTTCCCACGGGTTCAGTCCTACTATGGTAGCCACCTCCGAGCTACCGATACCACTCTCTCTACCTTTCAGCCCCTCCTCGCGTG